GAGATAATGATAGAAAAAAGATTATTGCTCAATTAAGATACAATAATGCAATCACTCAGCTTGAACTTGATAGGCGCAAAAAAGAAAAGTCTGAATTAGAAGCAAGGCAAAAAGCAGAACAAGAAAGTTTAAGAATCAGACAAGAGCAAATGAAAGCTTTCATGTTTGATACTGAAGAGTTTAATGCTCAACAGATTAAAGACCAAACACAACGAGAGATTGCTTTACTTGATTTAAAATATAAAAGAGAGATTGAGCTTAATAAGCATACTCAAGAAGAGATTACAGAGCTTCAACGTAGACAAACAATAGAGCGTCAAAAAATAGTTAATCAATCAATCAATGCTCAAATTGAAAAAGTGGGAGAGTTCGCTAGTCAATATGGCGCTGGTCTTGTAGAAGCTGCTTATGCTTCACTTTTATTTGGTGAGAACTTCAAAGAATCCGTTGGAAATATATTGATCTCACTTGGTCAACAAGCAGCGGTTCAAAGTCTAATGGAGACAGCAAAAGGAACAGCAGCTTTAATTCTCAATCCTGCAACAGCTTCAAATCACTTTGTTGCGGCTGGTTTATTCGCAGGTGCAGCAGCTTCGGCTGGTATAGCAGGTAAAGCAATGGGCGGTGGTGGCGGTGGTTCAATGGCCACAGCTTCAGCCGGTGCAACTTCTCCAACAGGCACACCACAGACAGCGACCACACCACAGCGAGAGCAAGCGGAAACATCAAGCATGGTGTTTAACATCAACTTTGGTGGCGCTGTCATCTATGATACTCAAAGAGCAGCAGAGCAAGCTCTTGCAGATCGAATCACTAACCTTCAGAATACTCGAAGACGTGGAGCGCCAAGAAGGGGGGCCATGTAATGCCATTAAATAATCCAGCGCCAAACTTTGGTCTTTTAACTTCCATTGATATGACCGGCCAAAGTGGAGAGACTGTCTTCACTCGCTCCGGTGGTAGTGATGTCGACCTTCCAAACTATGCAAGCGGTCAAGGCTATTATGAGGATATGCTTTTCTTCTTGAATGGTCGGGGAGTTGATGCAAGCTTCAAAGCTGATTATCAGCTTGGCCTTGCCACCTTTGGAACATCTTGGGCGATGACTATCAACGAAGACGACAAGGTGACGATCACTTCGGATGTTCAATTCAAAGTGACATCAACCGGAAGTGATGATCCTCTTGGATTTGGTACTTCAACACTTGTGGCAAGCTTGATCGGTTCTGACTATGTGTTGAGCGCTCCCAATGATTGGACCAGGGGCTTGATTGATCTTGATGATGTCAGCTATCGAATTGACGAGTCAGGCGGATCGAACACTTTCAATATCCCAAGTATCAAGAGTGATGTTCAAGATGTCACTTGCTTTATTCGTGGGTATGATGAAAGCGACTCAGACAGCTTTGGATTAAGCTCACTTCAAGCGCTTGATAATACTGCTCAAAGCTCAACTGACATCACTTGGACTTTAACCGATCAAGGTTATGTTCAATGTCATTATAGGACTAGCTTAGGTGATATAACATGGAGCAACACAACGATCAGAAACTTGCTAGGATTCACAGGGGAAGAATCACCGGTCACCGATGGTACACACTCCCGAATCACATCAACCCACAAGAGTCATGGGGTATTACTTCCCTCAAGACCTTATCAGAATCATCACCTAAAAGCGGAGAACATGAGCCAAAGCCGAAGGAAGATCGGTGGCGGTTATGTCTCAAACTTTATCGGCTCTTATGTGACATCTATCCTAAGATTCGATCTTGATGCTTTGCTTGATCAAGTTGACGATTATAAACACTTTATAAATAACTTCTTGCCATTGGTGGGAAGTGGAGAGCGTATCAACTTCTATCAATCTTGGGGAGACTCCAGAAGAGCCTTGACATCTAGCCAAGTCAATTCGAGTCAACCAAGCTATGATCTTTTATACACTTCAGAAGATAATGGCGCTCTTGGTCGAGTGAGAGGAAGCTTGACAACTTCCGACTTCGATTTGGCCTATCCAACTAGATTAAAAAGAAGAGTACCGGTGAATATGGAGATTGAACACCTATGAGCAACTCATATACAACACCACCAACTTTGGTTGACCCAAGCCGAGTGACAGCTGGATTGACATTGAGGACCACAGAAATCTCCAAACTTGGAGAGCTTCAAAATTATGCTTTTGCTCATGGTGGTTGTGTGGATGCAGTGGCTCAAGCTTGGGGGCCTGCTGTCTTTAGAGTAGATGCAACAAGTCCAACAGATGTCTGTGAGTGGTATATCCCAAGACCAAGCAATCATCACAATGTGTTCAAGCTTAGAATAGCTTGTCACCGAACAGCTTCAGGAAACAAGATAGGCGGAAGAATTACCTTTCCTTTATCTGCCAATAGTTATGATGCAGATATAGCCATAACGGATTCAACAAGATACAGTTCAGCCTTTGAAGAATTAAGTATCTCAGTGACAGCTTCAGAGAATGAGCTTTTTTGTAAGCTGACTTTGTTTGTCGAATGTGTCAGTGGGTATGTTGAAATATCCAATATCAATGGCAGTTGGACTTATATCAGTTCACCTTTATCAACCGGAGTTCTTCAGCAAGGTTCGAACACATTTATACCACAGGGAATCAACCGACTTGGCGCTGATCGACCATTGAGCGCTCGCTTTGGTGTAGAGACATTGAGCAATATCACCACACTAAGGAAGCGAGGAAGAACGCTTTTAAATTGGTCGGGAGCTTTTGACTTTGTGTCTGGAAGCACCGGACCGGCTAAAGGTTTAGGAACGTTTGAATCTGACTTGATGTTTTCTATTGTCTCCTTGTTTGGCGGAATGAACCAACAAGAGGATCTTGATGTGGATGTCTTCATCAATGTGGAGAATTATGTCAGCGGCACTTTTGAGGTTGAAATCTTTGGGTATAGATTAGCTATTGTTCAGAATGGTTGGAATAGCTATGGCCTAAACTTGAGACTAAGTGAATTAGAGAGATATAGTCGAGACTTTAGACTCTCCATGTATCAAGTCGGCTTGATGCCAACAGCAAGAAATCAAGAGATCTTACTTGGTGATGATAACCGAATCACTTCAAGTCCGGTTTATATCAAGGGCCTGTCGATCATAGGAGTTTAAAGTGTTAATTCCAACAGGATATAAAAGCCTTCCAAATGAGCAAGGATGCTACAATAACCAAGTGCTTTTTGGTTCAACTGTTAGTCAAATGGCTAGCGCTTTAGCTCAACTCACTCACTGCAAGTTCTTAGCTCAAGCTCATTATCACATTGGTCAGCCTTGCTTCACTGCTATTGGTGGAAGACAAGGAGCAAGCACACTATATAAAGATGTTAGTCAATATAATCTCCTGTATCAGACAACACCTTTAAGCAGTCACTTAGCCTTGATTGTTCAATGTAGATCTTGGGGTGATCCAAATGTGAGCAGCTACTTTGATGTTGAATTGAGGAACACGACAAGCAACAGCTATTCAGGAACTGTTTTAGACTATGGAATCAGATTCCAACAAGGATCCGATTTGACCGGTGGATCCTTTGAAACCTTTACAGCTTTTACAGGTAGCGAGTTGATTGAAGCGCCAACGAATACAACACCAGACTTTCCAAGACCTTTGTTTGTGCCAAGCGCTAATCGTGGCCAACTGTTAAATCTGAGATTTGACTTTAATTATGTTGAAGCCTTTACTATTCATATATATGACTTGTTAATTCCAGAGGTGACTCCATGACAATAACAAAAGAACATGGTCGGAGAATCTTTGCTCTTCAAGTCAGTGGCCTTGAATATCGTTATCACAGCACCACACCACCAAACACAACGAGCCTTGATGCTAATATAGCCACAAGTATTCCATATATAGATCAAGAAGGTATCTCGACAGTTGGGGCCTTTAGCGCTTCGGTTGATCCAAGTGGTGGAATAGGTCAATACTCTCCGGTTTCTGTCACTCTCCAAATAGATCGTAAAGGTGGACTTGGAGATCCCGGAGTAATCTTTGGAAGGTGTGGCGCTCGAAGCGCTTCCAAAAGAGCTCAAATCATAGACGATATAACAAGACAAGATACATTGATCAAAGTTGGTACTGATCTGACCGGCTTGACCTATCCTAGACTTTTGCATATTGGTTCTGAGACTATCCGAGCTAGTAGCGCCACAAGTTCAACAATCACAGCAACTAGAGCACAAGGCAACACTACACCACAGTTCCATACTGTGAGTCTTGAGGGCTCTTTTGTTCCAGAAGTTACGACAGAGCTCACGACTTTTAGAGGGAGAAGAGCCAAGCTTTTTATGGCTCATCAATATCCTGATGGAACAGTGAGTGATTATGTGGAGATCATTAATGGCTTTATTGAGCAAAGTCCGATCATTGAAGCCGGTGATTCAATAGCCTTGTCAATTGTTCCGTTGACAGCTTTGATTGATACTGAACTCGCTGACAAGATCAATCAGACTCGACTCCTTCAAGGTTATCATTATTATGATGGTAATTATGGAAGCGCTATAGAGTACGCGCTTGGACTCAGTTATGATCCTATTAATCAAGAGCCTGTTCTTTATCCAGATACAAGCTCAACAATCACAGCAAATACTTTCAATGCTGTCATACTTTCAAACTATGGCTCCGAAGATTATCTTGCTGACTTTGACACTTCCCTTCCAAGTGGCCCTGATCGTGATGAATATATTGGAAGCCATCCGCGCTACCCTAAATTAAAAAAGTTTGTCACTGCAAACTTGGCGACAGATGGAGTCTACCCAACAGCAACATCTTATTCATTAAGCTTGAATGGTTATGTGATCAATGCTGACAGCTCTCCAAGCTCAGCCTTCACAGCTGGAGAAATCACAAATGCAGGCTTCTTCAAAATCACTGTAAACAGATATGAACTAAAGCAGCATGAACTTGGAAACCAAGAAGTCAAGCAATGGCCAAAGGTGATCAATGATGTTTTAGCTAGTGATGGACCAAGCTCAACTCAAGGCTTTAGTGGTGGCTTTGCTCAATGGAGATTAAATTCTGATAATATCATCCGAGCAAGTAAATTAAGCAACTCACCTTTTGCTGGAAAGGTCGTTCTTTGGAATGGCTACAATGGTTTTGTAAAGTTCAAAGAGCATATTGAAAACCAATATGGCTCAGCTACTCCAAGAGCTTTCACAGCCAATGGAACAAATATCAATTATCCACCAGGTATTGGTTTATATTATCCTCTTGATCTTGGAGAACAAGAAGATCCATTTTATCCCGATCAAGGTGACAAGTTTATTGAAGTGACAGCATCAACACAACCAAGAACCGGTTTCTTTGGTCTTCGTGATCTTGCTAAAGCTTATTATCAAAACTATGAATCAAAGATCTTAGTTGAAGGCTCTCTTGGACTCCCAACGACAGCCACAGCCGGTGAAACTTATGATGTCACTGTCTTATATTATGATCGACAAAGCGAAAGCACAAAGCGCCAAACTTTCCAAGTGACCCATGAATCTACTGTTTCCTTTGGTGGTTCGACAGTTGGCCGAATCTTACACATTGCTGATTCAAACAGCTTCTCCAATAATGTCAGCTTTGCAGATTGGCAAGACTCAGAAAGAGTTCTGATCTTTAGAGGTAGCCAAGTCATTGAAGACAACGCTGGCCAAATCATGCTTAAGCTCTTAGAGAGTGGCGGCGGAAATGAAATCAATGGAGACTATGATCTTCTTGGGCTTGGTTTAAATATATCAAGCACTGACATTGATGAAGACAGCTTCTTGGCTGTCGGTGCTTCTTGTCCTTTTGTTTTCACTGATCAGTTTGCCGGTGATGGCTCAAGCTTAAGAGACATCTTTGACAGCTTGCTAAAGCTCATGGGCGCTTGTCTTGTTATGAAGCGAGATGAAGCCACAGGGAAAAGCAGATTAAGCCTTCAGCCTTTGGGAGCAGAGAGAACAGCCGATTCTTCATTGACCATTGAAGCCGGTGATTGGCTAGCTGATCAGCCTCCACATTGGGACATCTATGAAGATATAGTCACTCAAATCAAATATGAGTTTGATTATTCAGCGGAGGAAGACAGCTACCTAAGCGAAGTCATCTTCAACAATCAAGAAGCAATCAATCGATATGGCGGAGAGCGCAGTAAGATCACTCTTAGTCTTCCGGGAGTAAGCTCAAGAGACTTTGGGCGCAATGCTGGCGATAACTTTAATTTCTTTCTTCCAAGCTCATCAAGAATCTTCAATATACTCTCTAATCCATTAAGAGTTTGGAGAGGGTCCATCGGTACAGGTTCAAGCGCTTTCTTAGATGTTGGCTCTTATGTGACAGTTAGCTCTCCACACTTGCGAGGATATAGCGACTCATATGGAGTGACCAATGGTGTTGGTATGGTTCGCTCGATCAATCAAGAGCTTATGAGTGAAGGTTGTGAGATTGAACTTTTAACAACCGGCCTTGCTCCTGTTGCTTGGAACGCTACAGCACAAGTCAGCTTTATCCCAACAACTACAAGTGTTCTTGTTGAAACAGATTCTTTTAGTAGAAGTGATGTCGATGATGTCAGCTTCTTCAAAGTTGGTGATGTTGTTGACTACCTTCCACAAGGAGATCATGACAACGCAATCACAGGACTTGAGATTCAAAGTATATCTTCAAACACTATCACTTTTACAAGCTCTCATGGTATTTCTACAGTTAAAGGAACTTTAGAGCCAACAACATATGCGAACGCTAGCGCAGATCATCAAGCAGATGCTTACTTGGCAAATGCTAGCAACGTGATCAACACAACGACCGAAGCACAGGAGTTTTCTTAATGCCTACTAAAGCAGAACTTGAGCAAAAACTTGACGATCTAAAGCATGATCTTAGACGTAGTGAGCGAGCATTGAATCAAGCTAGACTCGATTTAGAGCAACTTGATACAAATGCTTATACTCAGAATCATACAACTCCGGCTTTGTCTCCACAGACAAGACAAGCTCTTGATCGTGCCTATGCTGAATGGGAGCGAGTTGTCGTGGATCCTGATGCAAGAGTTGACACATATTGCAAGAGCAGAGAGGGCGCAGGATGGTCTTGGCAAGCTGACTATACAAAGAACGGGCAGTATGCGTGGTGTGGATTCTTTGCTGCTTTCTGTCATACAGCTGTCAAGTTCCCAATTCGCCAAAAAGTTATGCCTAGCTGTTATCGACTTTATAAAAATTGGTCTAAGACATCGCGATCAATAGAGCATGGTAAGGTTGCTCCCGGTGATATTGTCGTTGTGTATAGTAGTAAGCGAGCGCTTCAAGGCGATCACATTACTCTTTGCATTGACAACTCAACTGTTAATGAAGGGTACATCACGACCATTGAAGGAAATGCTCATGGGACTCTTGGGAATGGTGAATATGGCGAAGGTGTAATCAAGCGCCAGCGTAAGTTCTCTGAGTTCGCTCATGTCTATAGACTTCTAGGTGAGGACTTCGATGAATAATCAAACGATGACCGATAAAGCCGGCGGTCGAAAAGCTTTAGCTTTTTATGCTGCTCTTGCCTGTTGCTTCACTCTCGCTTTGCTAGACAAAGCACATACTGAAGTTCTAGGATTGATTGATACGTTATTCTTTATCTATGCCGGCGCGAATGTCATGGCCAAGCGTCAACCACAAACCACAGAAACAAAGGGGAAAACAGATGAGTAAACTTGGAGTTCAGAATCCTATTTCAGCCGGTCAATACATGGGCGGTTATTCAGCAACAGCAGTGGCAGACACAAATTGGCACACATTAACATCAAGCGACTTTGTTTGTCCGATTACTCAAACAGCTTTTGCTGATGGTCTTAAGTTTGCCTTTTTAGAAATCCGCAACGGAAGCACAACACTCGAAGCACATTATAAGCTTAGAGCTGCCGATGCTCCAACGGATGGAAAGACCAATACTGATGGAGTTATTCCGATTCAAGGTGGCGGTTCGGCTGATATTCAAGGCCTTGCTGATGGGAACTTGGTCACATCAATCGCTTATGCTAAAGCGGCCGCTGGTGATACCTTCACAATCACAGCTGGCTTCAATAAATAAGGAGTGAATCATGGCAATTAAATCTTTTGGATTCGCAAGCGCAGGCGGTGGCGCAGGAACTGACAATCTTGATGATGTCACTTCAAGAGGAGCCACAACCACAAACGCCATCACAGTTGGTGGAGTCACTATTGGAACCGAGTACAGTCTTCCAACTCTCGATGGTTCAGAAAATCAAGTTCTCCAAACTAACGGAACCGGGACTCTAAGCTTTGCAACTTTAGACTTCACAGGTGGCCTTGAATACAAAGGCGCTTTCAATGCAACAGCAGGAACTCCAAGCCTTCTCAATGCCGAAAAAGGTGACTTCTATATCATCGACACAGCAGGCACAATTTATGGGCAGACTTGGGCTGTCGGTGATCACTTGCTCATCAATGAAGACATGGGTGGCACAATCACCAATAGCAAGATCGACAAGATTGATAATACAGATACACCGGCAAGCGAGACAGTGGCTGGAGTCATTGAGATCGCGACCAATGCCGAAGCGACAGCAGGCACAGCGACCGACAAAGCTTTGGTTCCAAGCAATATCAGTTCACTTGACTTGTCAGCGATGGACAATACAACAAGCGCTTTTATTTCAGACATCACAGGTGAGAGCCTTAATGATCTGAGTGATGTAAGCTTCACAGCCGGAGCAGGTATTGACAACTATGTTCTGACCTATGACAACGGAACATCAACTTGGGGAGCTGAAGCAGTACCAAGCGCAACACCGGCAAGTGAAACAGTGGCTGGAGTGATTGAGATTGCTACGAACGCAGAAGCCGGAGCAGGTACAGCGACCGATAAAGCTTTGGTTCCTAGCAATATCAGTTCTCTCGATTTGTCAGCAATGGACAACACAACAAGCGCTTTCATCACTGTCGGTGACATCCCAACAGCAAGCCACAGCACAGCAGGTATTTTAGAGACTGCTACAAATGCAGAAGCAACAAGCGCGACTGCTAATGATAAGATTCTGACTCCTGCCAATCTTAGCCATATTGATCTAAGCACCTTTGACAATGATTCAGGATTCATTTCAAACATCACAAACGAGAGCCTTAATGATCTGAGTGATGTGAGCTTCACAGCAGGCGCAGGAATTGACAACTATGTTCTGACTTATGATAACGCAACGACAAGTTGGGGAGCTGAAGCAGCACCAACAGCAAGCGCAGCAAGCGAGACAGTGGCCGGAGTCATTGAGATCGCAACGAACGCAGAAGCCGGAGCAGGTACAGCGACCGACAAAGCGCTCGTTCCTAGCAATATCTCATCACTCGATTTGTCAGCGATGGACAATACAACAAGCGCTTTCATTAGTGACATTACAAGCGAGAGCTTGAACGACTTGTCAGATGTAAGCTTCACAGCAGGCGCAGGGATTGACAACTATGTTCTGACTTATGACAACGGAACTAGCTCTTGGGGCGCGGAAGCGGTTCCCGGTGGAAGTCCAGCAAGCGAGACAACAGCAGGCATCATCGAGATTGCTACGAACGCGGAAGCGACAGCAGGAACAGCAACAGATAAGGCGCTAGTTCCAAGCAACGTTTCATCACTCGATTTGTCAGCAATGGACAACACCACAAGCGCTTTCATTAGTGACATCACAAGCGAAAGCCTTAATGATCTAAGTGATGTATCATTCACAGCCGGAGCCGGAATTGACAACTATGTTCTGACCTATGACAACGGAACATCAACTTGGGGAGCTGAAGCCGCACCAACAGCAAGCTCAGCAAGCGAGACAGTGGCCGGAGTCATTGAGATTGCGACCAATGCCGAAGCGACAGCCGGCACAGCGACAGATAAGGCGCTTGTTCCGAGCAATATCAGCTCACTCGACTTGTCAGCGATGGACAATACAACAAGCGCTTTCATTAGTGGAATCACTAGCGAGAGCCTTAATGACTTGAGTGATGTGAGCTTCACAGCAGGCGCAGGAATTGATAACTATGTTCTGACGTATGATCATGCAACGACATCTTGGGGCGCGGAATCAGCACCTGGCGTTTATACGTACAGCGCAATCACTGCGGATCCTTCAAGTGCTCAGTATAGCTATCATTATTCATGCACAGGAACATTTACTTTGACTCTACCAGCTAGCGCTTCGGGTGATGCTGGAAAAGAGATTAGAATCAAGAACATGGGTACAGGAACTATCACTGTTGATGGAAATGCAAGCGAGACCATTGATGGCCAAACAACCATTGATCTTGATACTCAATATAGCTCAATAACATTAATTGCCACCGGGAACACTCCGGCAGCTTGGGAGATTGTCTAATGAGTCACAATAAGATTAAAGTTGCAGGCCAAAGTCCAAACTCAGCTGGAGAAATCACTGTTAATGTTGAACATCTTAATGATGTAAACATTACAAGCGTGTCTAATAATCAAGTTCTTCAATATGATACGGCATCTAGCAAATGGATAAATAATGATACTAATTTGTTGAGCATCGGAACTGTTTTATTTGTGGGTGATGGAAGCTCGACAGCATATCCAACGGGTGGGAGTGCTTTAGCGAATAATGTCGATATACATTTTTATAATGTTGTTTACAATGGAGTAAGCGCAACGGTAGGGAGTGGGTGGATAGATAGTATAACTTTACCAGCAGGCACTTATTTATGTAATGCTGTTGCAGGTATTACATTTAGTTCATCAACAGGGGAAGCGACCTATCGTTGGCATGATGGAACTAGCTTTTTTGGCACACAAGGCAATGTAAAAGATGGTACTGAAACAATTGGGTCAAGTAGCTCTGGTTATATATCAAGCGCTTCATCAATAACTCTTTCGGTTCGTTTAAACTCAGCACCGACAAACATAAACGCGCTTTCAGCTCAGGGAAATAGGCAAGCTCAATACGGATTTATTGAAATAAGAAAGTTGGGCGCGTAATGAGTCATAACTATATAAATGTTTCATCAAAGGTACCTAATAATTTAGGTGAAATTGTTTTAAATGTTGATGACATAAGTAGTGTTACAACACCAACTAATAAACAGTTGCTTGCGTACGATGGTGCAAATTGGACTGCTAGAACTGCTGAGGGAATCGAATATGAAGAGACTTTACATACAGAGCCTGTAACTTCTGCTACAACTAATTCAACTACAATTTTACTAAATTATCCGACATCTCCAGCAAGATTTTATAGATTTTCGAATTACTCAACTCAAGGAGATGTATTCATTAATGCTATACATAATTCAGATATTGACATGCTAGAGGAGAATTTCGGGGGTGGCACGATTTGGTTTTACGGTTTTAGATTTTTGACAGCTGGAGTCTATCGAATTACAGCAAAATTAGTTGTCGGTCCGAACAGCTCCGATAGTTCATTTGTAGAGCTACAACTGAGTAATGCTGACAACTCAGTTACTTACGGCCCTAGATTTCAAATTGGAAATGCAAATGTAAAACAAAAAAATATTCTTGGTGTCGTTAATGCGAGCGTTAATGATGAAGTTGGGTTTTATAAACATTCAATCATTAACGCGCCTAAATACTATGTGGGCGATTCAAACATTTTAGTAATTATAGAAAGGTTAAGTTAGATGAAAATTAACATTAAAAGAACAGATACAGTTACAAATCATACTCTAGTAGAGTTTTCAGAAGCAGGAAAAGTTCAACCGTACTCCAGCGGCGCTTTTGCTGGAGTTGCTGAAAATTGCAGACAAATAACAGTGTTGGAAAATGGTGTTGAGGTTACTTATGATATTTGTACGCTTGTCATTTTTGGAAGTTGTGTGGCTCGCTTAAGTGGGACAGCACCGCAAAATGGCAGTGATGCATTTATTAATGGCTCATCAGTATCAAGCACAGGGGTAACAAAAATAGGTTTGATTGTTGCTAAAGCGTGGCCTGACAGTGGAGATTTTGCAAATGATGACTTGATTAATGTAGTGCTAAAATGATTGAACAACTATTAACAAACCGGGATTCAATCCCTTATGTCATCGCTTGCGCTTGTATCGTTTTAGCTTTGGTCGTCGGGTATATGTTCGGCCATCAAGATCCGGCGGTTGTCTGTGCTGACTATATAGT